CTCCAATCCTTATTCCACCGCATCTCCCGCCTTCACTGTCTACCGAATACAGAGCAGAGTTAGCGCCAATCTGAACATGGTCGCCAATCCACACACCACAAGCAGCTTGAATCAAAGTAAACGCACCAATGTCTGAAAAATCCCCCAGGTGAAGCTGATCCGGGTGCAAAACCATCCAGCCCCACTTGGTTAATTTCCCATGTTCAGGTCGCGGATGAACCCACGTTTTCAATGCAATACCTCCGATGAAGAGCCTCTGCTGCTACAAAGTCCTCAATGCTGTCGATGTCCAAGAAGGAGTACTTTGGCATCACGAACGCTTTCGAATTGAAACACACCGGGTGAACATTTTTTAGATCTGCAAGCCACTTGGTGTCGTAAATGTAAATGCTGCTGTTCATGTCCCACACTGGCTCTGCCGCTTGCCTTGTTGTGATATATTCGCCATTATCAAAAACTAACATTGGCATGTCACCACAGACAATCTCAACCTGATTAAAATGCGGATTTTTCTTTGCCGATGTCACCGAAAAGAGCACATCTGGTTTTTCGTTGTCGAACTTCCACTTAGCCTCCAATATGTGCTCCACGGTTCGGCACGGGTTAGTGGCGTCGAGATCGATGAGGATGTCCGACTCGTAACACGACATTATGTTCCGAAGCACGTCAAGTTTTGGGGTGTCGTCTCTTGCAAGATCGTCAGGGCGCAACAGAACAGACAAACCCAACTCCATTGCTGTTCCGATAACCCCACCGTCATCACTTGACACCACCACCGGACCCAAACCACATTCTATCGCCTGCTCGATTGTCCATTGGATCAAAGGTTTTCCGTTGAACAGCCGCATGTGCTTTCCGGGTAGACCTTTAGAACCGGCCCTTGCGCAAATCGTGATTAATGTAGACATCCCGCAGCCCTTTCCTTGAAATCGATGATTACCCTGAAAAGTTTTGCCGCATCGAAAATGTTGTTTTCAATCTTCGGGTTCCCGATGTTGTCGAAAAAATACTTGATCTGGTCTGCGTACATCTGCGGTGTCACGTCCACCGACGACTCCACCTTCCCGCAGTCTATGAATCGGTCCTCGACCTTCGATAGCAAATCAAGCTCGATCCGCGTGATGAAATTCGATTCATGAAAACAGTTTATCACGGCACCAGTTTCAGCATCAGTGAAACGGTTACTGCGACGAATACAGACCCCACCCAAAGTAAGAATAGGGCCAAAGAGGAATTGCGCATAGTCGATTTCGTGCGAAAGCTCCAGAACCGCACCACCGCCGCAAGCCGCTTTTCGGCTGTACTCTTTTCCCCAGCGGGTGATGTCCGTGCGGCATACGATCCTTGCCGTCCTGAGTTTTTTTGGTAATTTCTCTTTGAATTTTTTGATCTGGTCTGAGTGGCGGAATGGGTAGGCGACATAAACCGTGATCCCTTTTTGTTCCACAATGTGTAATAGGTCGTTTAGCTTGCTGCCGTTCTCGATGCCCAGAGGCTTTTCAATAAACAGGTTTACCCCAAGGTTCGCACAGCGGAGTGCGGTGTCAATATGGTAGTTGGTCGGATTGCAAATAAAAGCGACATCGGGCTTTATGCTTTCGAAGTCGCTCCACCCGTGGACCGCCTGCAACCCAGGCCAAGACGTGTTGGTGTGAAAATGGAACAACTCAAAATCGGGATACTGTTTCTGGACTATTGCCAAGTGCCTCTGGCCGATGCTGCCCAACCCAATGAAAGCCACTTTCATACGTCCACCAGTTCGGTCGTTTCGTATTTGCTTCGCTTATTTTCTTTCCGCATGGCGCGGTCGAGCGCGAGCAGGGTCGCCACGATGCCGTCTATTTTACTTTGGCTGGCATCTTTGTTTGGTTTTCGATTTCCAGCGGCATCTGTAGATACCGCAAGGTTATCTGCCATCCACCGCAGGACAGGATTGCCGCCGTGATTTAACTGTTTCTTCAGTAGAAGCGTTTCAAGTTCATTCATGGGACCAGCGAAACTCATATAGCCCATTCCCATGCTTGTGATATTCATTCCCTCTTGTGCCAACTGCATTGATAGTTGATATCCCTGGAAGAGCCGATCCACGTTGACCGAATCAATTTTAAACGTGGCGGCATCTTTCAAAACCTGCGCCCTGATAAATTCATAATCAATCGCCTCTCCGTCTGTTATAGACAAGAACCCTCCGCGTTCCCAAGCTTTGTATTGGTCCCGCAACTTATTCTTGCGATCCACCAAGCGTGCTTCGGGACACCAAAAACGGGCGAGTACATCAAAGTGTCCGCTTCCCATGTCCTGAAACAGCATCACCCAGGCCGAAAGGTCAGAAACCGACGATAGATCAAGACCGCCAAAACAAACACGACCCTTGAGATCTTCTTCCTTTATCGGATATAAGTTGTTTGAATCCCACAGGGCCAAATCTATCCATCGAGTTGATTGTTGCGTCCAGATGCAGAGGTGCTTTCTCAGGAAGTTGTTTTGTGCTGCGGGGAGTTCTTTTACTTTAGCTGCTTTGCGCTGAAGATCATCAAGTTTTACCGACAGGCCCAAGTTTGGATTTGCTTTTTTCCACGCATTTTCATCCGTCCACTTGTCGCCATCATCGATGGTATAGATGATTCCGAAGTAGGTGTCATCCTCTGCGCTTCTTTTTAAAATCTTCTCGGTGTATTCGTGTTGCTCCCAACAGATGCTTGTCCTGTCAAATCCGGCAGTGGTAATCGAGAACACAAGAGATTGCCTTCTCGCGCCCGTGGCAGTCTCCAAAACGTCCCAGGTATCTCTTTTTTTATGTTCATGCAATTCATCGATCAATGCACCATGCACATTTAGGCCATCCATCGTGTCAGCATCAGCGCCTAATGGCTCATACTTACTGGCAGTGTCCATGATGCTGAGATTATCTTTGAAAATTTTAATTCGACTTCGAAGGACGGGGGATGCTTTCACCATGCGCACGGCTTCACTATGAGCCAACCGTGCTTGGTCCCTGATAGTCGCCGCTGAATATACCTCGGAACCCGGCTCTCCATCTCCAAAAAAAAGATAAAGAGCCGTCCCAGCACCCCATGTGGTTTTCCCATTTTTTCTAGGAACTTCGATATAGGCGGTGCGAAACCTGCGGTTCCCCTGCCTATTCATCCACCCGAATATGTTCCATTGGATGAATTGCTGCCAGGGTTCAAGTTTGAATGTATCACCAGCCCATTCACCCTTGGAGTGTTTCAGAAATTTAAAAAAGTCGATGGCGTGAAGGGCTGCATCGCGGTCAAAATACAGCCCTCGTTTTTTGAAGTTTTTTAGATCATCGTAATAACGATTGACACACAAATTGACCCATTGGCACGACGGGATGGCACCCGAACGCACATCCTCGGCATACTGCTCCGCAGGGTGAAGTCGTGTCTTCGCCTTTTTGGTCACATCACTTGACCGCTTTGAGTTTCTTGCCAGCCTTCAGGAAGCTCTCTATTTCTTCTTCTTGCCCTTTTTCTTTTTCTTGCACATTGAGTCTCCCCCTTGAAGATGGTGTCATTCCGAATTCGGCCATAAAACGGGCCATGTCCGCCAACGCTCCCTTTGAGATCGACAGGTAAGGAGATTGCATCGGGTAGCCATTCGGGGATTTGATGATCAGGCCATACTTGGAAAGCTGCGCGTTCGACTCTCGCCACTGAACGAACGAAACACAGTAGGCTTCCAATGCAACCAGATCGAGATTGGCGAGAAGTTTCATTTCGTGAAGGATGGGTGACACCCGTTTCCATTCGGTCTTGCCCAACTCGTTTAGGGTGTCAGGCGGGTCCGGCACGTTCTCGTCATAAGACGTTACCAGATCATCCTTGATCGGTCGTTTGCCTGGGTTCCCCTGAAGTTTTTTGATGGCTCCCGGTTTCGGCTTCGGTCCTGTCAATCTGCCCATGTGGTTTACCTCCTGCGCATAATCGTAGCACCACCGGATTGCGGTGTCAACTCATGAGCAATACAAGAGAAAACGAAAAGGCCCGTTTTTACTGAAAAAGTCAAATATCATTAGTGATCGGTTTTGAATGACCATTCATTTTTAAACGGTCAATAAATTCAATAGTTTACAGATACAAAAACAGCCCAAAAATGAATTACTCATAGGCTGTTTTTCTGCAAGGATATCAATAGTTTACAGCCATGATTTTTCGGGCCAAATTATCACGGGCTGAGAAAAGCCAGTTTTTCGACAAGTGAGTGCCGGATAACATTCATACCGTACCAAAACACTATGATATCAAAATCGAAAAACATAACGATTTCAGGCACATATTAGTAGTAGGTTTCGCCTATCATTCTCCTACAACTCTTCTATCACTTTTTTATGGCAAAATTCGTCAATGATTTCGATAACCTACAGGGGCACTTTTATTTTTTGGCCTATTTTAGTACCACTTTGTGGCTGAAACTGCGCGGATACGGTCGCAGAAAGGCTTTCCGGGCCGTATATGTGTTTTTATTGAGTAAATTCGACCACTTCCAGACCACCCATTTTCGCCCTTTCCTGCATCACCTGAAAACTTGTTATCATTCGCCTATAGCGTGACTATAGACAAGTGGCCTATAAGATGTTATATTTATAGCGTAATCGAGAAAAACGCCGCACACCTTATTAGATAGCACGGCAATCGGGCCGAATCGAAAACAACTAGCAAAACAGCAAAGGAGATGCACAATGAATCCAAAAGTATCCTCATCATGCAGCATGAACGGAACCGACATGAACAGTTTGCAAACTGCGCTCCACGAAACAACCGGAAGGTTCTTTGGCTACATGCCGCACGACATGTATGAAGCAGACACGCAGATCCTTTCCTTTA